TCAAAACCGATACTCAGGATCGTGATCCTCATTCCTGGTTTTGATACTGTGATGACGATGGCACAAGGGCTGCCAGTTGCTTTGATCCCAGAAGAGGACGCTGTCTCCTCTGTGTGGGACGATATGGTCGACATCGGTCGCCTTGACGTACTTGCCTTCCTTCATGCACTCCACGCAGAGGGGATGCGCTTCAAGGTACCTCTTGCGCGCCTTCTGCCATGCCCTGCCGTAGCCTCTGCTGCCCGCGCTCCTTGCCTCCTCGGGGTGCAGCGCCCTGTGCGCCTCGCAGTACTTCTGTCCGTAAGGCACAAGGGCTGCGCACCCAGGATGGCGGCAGGGTACATTGGGACGCGACGGCATTACTGCTCCCAGGGAAGGTCTTCCTTCCCGAAGTGACCGTAGGCGCTGACCTTGTTGTAGTCCACAGTGAGCAGCCCCAGGCTGTCAATGATGCCCCTCGGCGTCAGGTCGTAGCTGTCACGGACGTACTGTTCCAGGAACTCCTTGTCCTGGTACTCCGTGCCGAAGGTCTCCACGTACACGGACACGGGCTGCGCCACACCAATGGCGTAGGCGATCTGGACTTCACACCGTTCCGCATAACCGGCCCTTACGATATCCCTCGCAATTTTCCGGGCCATATACGCTCCACTCCGGTCCACCTTGCTGGGGTCTTTCCCGCTCATGGCTCCGCCGCCGATCCTGCCCACACCGCCGTAGGTGTCGCAGGCGAGCTTGCGCCCGGTCACACCGCAGTCCGCATACGGACCGCCGATCACGAAACGCCCGGTCGGATTCACCAGTTTTTCAAAATCGTTGTTCAGCCCGTTCTCACTTGCGGCGATAATCATGAGGGCTTCGATGATATGCCGGAAATCGCCGGGTTCCACATCCGGGGAATGCTGTACAGAGCAAAGAAACGTGGTAATCTTCCCGCTGTCGTAATCGAAGGAGACCTGCGCCTTCGCGTCCGCCCGGAACATCTTTGACGGATGCTCTTTCAGGAGGCGGAGAAAACGGGTCGCTACGACATAGGGGATCGGCAGCAGCTCCAGGGTCTCATTGGTGGCATAGCCGTACATCATGCCCTGGTCTCCCGCCCCGCCCTTGTCGACGCCAAGCGCGATATCCGGGCTCTGCTCCTTTACCAGGATGCCGATTTCAGGCCCGGCAAACAGGGCCGGATCGCCGTAGCTCAGTTTTTCCCAGCCGATTTTGTCCAGAACCCCATATACCAAAGCTCTGTAATCCGGCTTGTGGGTGGAGGTCAGCTCCCCGGCGATTATGATGTGGTTGTCCTTCAGCAGGCACTCGATAGCGACCCTGCTGTTCCTGTCATGCCGCAGGCAGTCCGTAACAATGGCGTCCGCAATCTGATCGGCCAGTTTGTCCGGATGCCCTTCGGATACCTGCTCGCAGGTGATAATTCTCATTTCTTTTTCCTTTCCGCCGCATTCCGCAGCTCTTCTTTTACCATCTGCCAGACGGAGATGGGTTTATGCGTCCACGCTATGGAGATAATCATCAGGAGGAAAAATCCAACTGCGCTAAGGAGTAACAGCACCACAATCCAGATCATCGGTCATCCCCACCTGTTCCCGGACGGCTTTTTCGATTTTCTCAATGGTCTCCCTGTCGGTCAGGGCGTCGATCCTCCGGTCGAGATACTTCTTGTCGAGCGGCATGATCTGCTCCGCCAGCGCCATGGACTGCGATCCGTCCTTCATCGTCACAATGACGTGCGTCGGCTGCGACAGGTGTTTGAACTGGCTGGTCATCGGTATGACCGTCACCACGAAGCTCCGCTCATTGCAGACATCGTTGCTGATGACCAGTACCGGCCTTGCACCGCCCTGCACAGAAGTCCTTCTGTCCATGGGCAGCCTCGCGTACCAGATGTCCATCCTTCTCGGTTTCATTATTTCCGCCATCCTCGGCAACCTCCTGATATGTTCCTTCTTCCTTCGGTTTTTTCTGCCCATCGCATCACCTCCCGAGGGCATAGGAAAAGCCCCACAGGAATCACTCCTGCAGGGCTCCGCGGCTTTTCACGCTATCACTATAACAGAAACTTCAATGGAATGCGTCCACGAAATTACTCATTTACGCCTTCCCGTAGAGCAGCATCGTCAGGTGGTCCAGGGCGCGGTTTTTCCGGTTATAGGCGCTGCTACGCTCAATGCCGAAGTGGTCGGCGATCCGCATGGCGGGGCCGTCGCATTCCTCACCGTCCATGTAGAAAACGGAAAGGACGAACCGCTCATCCTCCGTCATCTGGTTCCACGCAGGCTTGAACCAGTTCATGTATTCCACGGCCTGACGATAGCGTTCCTTTATCGTGTCGATTTCCTCGATCCCCTGCAGGATTCTCTCCTCGCCTGCCTGCGGATTATGGGCGTGCGGCATGCCGTCAAGATTGGGGCTGCCGACGCCGGCCATCTTATCCCGTACCTTCTGAATGTCCTCATCGCTGTGTTTGATGATGAAATCCATGCTGTCAAACGCCTCCATCGCGCTGATGGCCGCCTTCCGTTTATCTAAAAAGCTCCAGCTGATATGCATGGCAAATCCTCCCGTTATTGTTTTTTCCCCTCGGATTTGCTTTTCTTGTCATCCATTTCCGCAACCATCTCCTTCAGCTTCCGGATGAGGTAGGAAGGGTCGAGATTGGTCAGCACCTCAAACCATTCCGAATAGAAGAACTTCTCCTGGTGCCGGACTTCCTCCTGTGCCAATCTGCTGTCCGGATGCTTTTTCAGATGGATCAGCGCCCATTTGTAATCCTGCACAGCGGATTCAATAATCGCATTGGCGAGATTCTCATAGGCTTCCTTCTGACCGACAATCTTCATCTCCCACCTCCAACCGCCCACTTGACCGCGTTCATCAGGGCATCCTGCGTGACTTCCTTGTTTTCCAGGGCGCGGAGAATCCGCTCATCCACGGTTCCCTTTGTGATGATGTGCTGGATCACGACGGTTTTCGATACCTGCCCCTGCCGCCAGAGCCGGGCGTTCGTCTGGATGTAAAGTTCCAGCGACCAGGTCAGCCCGAACCAGATGATGGTGTTTCCTCCGCTCTGCAAGTTCAGGCCATGGCCCGCTGACGCAGGATGAATCAGCCCTACCGGGATCATCTTTGCGTTCCACCTCCGGATGCTGTCCTCGGTATCGATCTTTGCGTATTTGATCCCCAGAGACCGCAGTCTTTCGGTGATCCTGTCGTAGTCATGCTTGAACCAGTAGGCAACAAGGACCGGCTTTTCCTGCTGCGCCTCCAGGATGTCCTCCAGGGCGTCCAGTTTCCTGTCATGGATGCGGATTGCCTTCCCATCATCCCCATAAACGGCGCCGTTCGCCATCTGAGAAAGTTTCCCGGACAATGCGGCGGCGTTGCCCGCGGTAACCTCTCCATCGGGAAGGCCAAGGACAAGGTCCTTTCTCAGCGTGTCGTAGACTGCTTTTTCCTCCCTGGACATTCTTACCTCGTATGGCACGGAAATCATCTCCGGCATACGCAGGACATCCGTGCAGCGGATGGAGACGGTCATGTCGGCTATGCGTTTATAGATTCGCTCCTCCGCTCCCGGCAGGGGCTTGTAGGTATACACAATCACGCCGTTAGTTTTATCGGGGCGGAAGTATTGCTGCCTGTAGCTGCCGATGAATTTACCCAGACGTTCTCCCAGATCCAGCAGACGGTACTCCGCCCATAGGTCCATAAGGCCGTTGCTGGACGGAGTACCCGTCAGGCCGACAATACGCCGTACTTTCGGGCGCACCTTCAGCAGAGCCTTAAACCGCTTCGCTTGTGGGTTCTTAAAACTGCTCAATTCATCCAGCACCAGCATGTCCCACTTCCAGACAGAGGCGTAATTGGTTACAAGCCATGGAACCACATCCCTGTTGATGATGTAGATGTCAGCGTCCTGTGCAAGGGCATACCTCCTCTGGCTTTCCGTGCCCACAGCTATGCTGTACTGCAGCCCTTGGAGGTGAGACCATTTGCTTACTTCCTCCGCCCAGACCGCTGCTACGCGGATGGGGCAGATCACGAGAACTTTGCTCACATCAAACCTGTCCCGAAGAAGTTCGTCTATTGCCGTGAGGGTAATCACGGTCTTCCCGCATCCGCAGTCCAACAATATCGCGCTGGCATCGTGAGCGACGATGAAATCAGCAGCATACCTCTGGTAGCTGTGAAGCTGCTCAGGAGTCAGCATCCTCACCACCTCCAAACTGCACAGCCCCTTCCAGGCTGTCGATAATAACTGCTGTAAACCCCAGTTCCCGCAGCTGTGCCGCCCGTCTCTCCTGCAGGGGACGTGGTTTCCCTCCTGGCTTCTTCAGTTCAGCGAACAGGATCCTTTCCCCCGGCCAGAGACATATCCTGTCAGGTGCTCCGTCCCATCCGGGACTGACCCATTTCAGGCAGAGTCCGCCGGACTTCCTTACCGCCCTTATGAGGGCCTGCTCTATATCGCGTTCTGTAGTCATTCGTCCTCCTTTTGGTTTTCATGGCGGGGTTTTTATAGCGGGGAATAAAAAGGGGAATAACTCCCCAAAATTTCCTTACGCGCGGAATACGTGTGAAAAGTTCTTCTATATACAACTTTTTTAATGGTTTTCTTTAGTATCTAATTCCTATTCCATTCTTTCCCCGCATCAGGAAAATGCCCGTAGTTGCTTGAAAAAACAGAGGAAAGAGCCATTGGTCAGCTCTTTCCCCCGTTTTCCGTGTTTCTTTCCCCGAATCGCAACCGCTCATTCCCCTAGTGTGGTCATCCTCCTATACACCTGCTGCTTCCCGTACAGCTTCGACTTCTGAAATTGATTGACCCTTTCCCATCCCTCGATACGGGACATAATGGACCGGATCGCGAAGGAATCCTGCGCCCGCATGGACTCCTTGGTGTTGCGGAAGCATTCACACCAGATTTCCATGTTGCTCACCGTTTCCCTCTGGATCGTCCCCTTCTGCAGGGTGGGGTCGTTCCCGTCAAGGAATTCGCGGCGGGAGTAGAGGTCCATTTTTGACCAGTTTTCCGGGAGGAGGGTATCAAGATACAGTCTCACAAGCCCTTCCCTCTCATCTGTCTCCATGGCCGCACTTTGTTCCTTCTTCGCCAGGTCTTCCAGATCCGCGGGAAGGAAGAGAGGTTCCCCATTATTGTAAAGGACAATCGCTTCAGCCCAGATCTGGTCAACCGTGTCCTGGTCCAGATCCCAGGGATGCTTCGCACTCGTCCCCGGCGTTGTCACAGGCCAGAAGCGGCGGTTGCCCGTAACATCTCTCAGGAACCCATTTTCCGCGTTGGTCGTGCCGAAGAAAATACACTGGCGCGGGTGCGAGGTGACACGACGTCCAAAGGCCGCCCGGTATTTATCATCCTGGCGGGTGATGAACCCTTTCACCTTTTCCACCTCGGCCTTTTTCATGCCGGCCATTTCTCCGATCTCGTGAATCCAGTAGCCTTGCAGCTTCTCCGGAGCTGTTTTTCCATCGTTCATGTCACTCAGCGTCAGGGAATCAGAGAACCATTCCATGGCAAGCCTGGCGATAATCATCGACTTTCCGATTCCCTGGGGACCGTTCAATACCAGCATATTGTCGAACTTGATGCCGGGATGGTAGATGCGCGCGACGGCTCCGCAGAGCATCTTGCGGGTCACCGTGCGGACATACTGGTTATCCTCAGCACCAAGGTAATCAATCAGCAAACTTTCTACTCTTGGGACACCATCCCAGGCGGGCAAAGATTTGAAGTAATCCTTGATGGGGTGGTATGAACGGTCATCTACACACTTCGTCACCGCGATATCGTAATTGCGCTGGGAGAAGGACCCATAGTTCTGATCGACGTACCAGATCAGCTGCGCATCGTCCGCGTCACGCCAGAAGTTGGAGGAACTGTGAGACCAGGGAATGGGGCCTTTGATCTCCATGCCATCCGCCAACTGGTTAAAGACGATGTTGCGCATATAAGGATCGAAGGTCATGATCAGTCCGATATTACGGAGGTTGTTGATGAGGTTTCCATGCTTATCCCGGAGCAGATTGTCGCGCCAGTCGGAACCGTCCTCTTCAGCAGAAGAAAAGTCCTCCTGCGCCGCGGCCTGTTTCTCATCCAGGAGCAGGCGGGAAACCTCCGGAAGCGACGCAGCCCACTCGGACATTTTGGCAAAGCTGCGCTTGTCGTCTTCATCAGGGAAGTGATGAATTCTGATCAGATCGAAGGCATTGCATTCCTGGTGGTAGGCTGGGTCTGTGGCGTGATTGCTATAGGCCCATTTATCATCAAAGATGATGACGCCGGCAATGGAGGATGAGGGAATAAAACGATATCGGTTCGGCCCCGCGGCTTCATAGATGTCGGAAAGATACGTATCAATGGCATTCTGGATGGTACCCATCGCCCGGCAGAACGTTCCTACAATTCCCTGCTTGTCTATGGGGTCTTCCACCTTCTGCCCCGCGTTCTCCCGGAGAGGCTTCTCCTTGAGTGTGGTGGGAAGAGTCGTCGGGTCTTTCCAGGTGGGATACTTCGCCAGAAAAGCGTCCGGATCGAGAGGAGCGCCTTCCACCTCTTCGAAGACGTAGACGCCGTCGCTGGAAACCGTAGGCCAGAACATCAGCTGGCTGGGGATAAAGGAACAGGGATCAAACTGATCGATGCCCTGCTCCGCTGCAAAGAGCCTTGTAATGGCCTGATACTCATCCGGGGTAACATCCCTCGTGAGAGGAACTACCAGCCGCAGGCGGGGCGCTTCCGGGGTGTGGGAGTGTGTACTGTAAATGAAAGTGGCGTAAGGGGAAAGCATCATATAGCTTTCCAGGAAGGACGGTTTCGCCGAATCCACATCCATGGTGAGCATGGAGCGGAGTTCCACATTCGCAGCCTTGCGAAGGCCATCCCGGAGTTCGCCGGCTACGAAACCACCCTTATCCTTTGCCGCCGAGCGTCCGGCGCTCTTCATCCGTCTGTATTCCTCCATCGTCTCCCCGGTGCGGAGCGGATGGCGGAGCCTCTCACGCAACTCATCCCACGTAACGGCGGCGTTCCGCCACTTCTTAGCCTGGCGTGAATCGCCGTAAGCAACCTTGAAATCTCTCATATAGAAAACAATCCTTTCTCCCCTTTCCGGGGGTCAGTCTTTCATATAGTAGCCGGGGCATTCGTATCCATCCGCCCGGAGAATCAGCCCGGAAGCCCAGGTTGGGCAGGTTGCCATCCTGTCGCTGATCTCCTGAACCGTTGTTGATGGCGGGCATTCCACAATGCATTCGTCGTGGACATGCGCCACAACGCGGTATTCCTTGAGCTGCTCCATGGCATGGCACAGGATATCTCTTGATATGGCCTGCACGATATTTTCCACGAACTTCGGACCATAGCTTTCGATCCTTGACCAGTGCTTTGTAAAGTCCGTGCCCATATAGGTGACACTTTCTCCACCAAACCGGTTCTCTCCCATGCGCGGAAGGACGTAGGAAAGCTGCCGTGAGGAAGGGAGCGTAATATACAGCATCCCGCCCTGGTAAGTGAAGGACAGGCCATGCGTATGGGTTGTTGTCTTTTCCCTGACAGCTGTTTTCACCGCCCTGTCCACTGCCCACCAGAGTTTGGTGATATTGGGGTTTGCCAGCCGCCATGAGTTAACGAGGGGCTGGAGCTCATCTTCCGTTAGCCCCATATCCAGTGCTCCCATGGCGGTAAGCGCGCCGACAGAACCCCCGTAACCAAGCGCGAGTTCCGCAATCTTACCTTTTTGACGCAAATGCCCATTTACGCCGTGCTTTTCCACCGGAACACCGAACATCTGGCTTGCGCTGGCACAGTAGATGTCTTTCCCGGAAGCAAACGCCTCCATTCTCCATTCTTCACCGGCGAGCCACGCGATTACGCGGGCTTCGATGGCGGAGAAATCGCTGACGATGAACTTGTACCCCGGAGCGGGGATGAAAGCCGTTCTTACGCACTCGGCAAGCACCTGGGGGATGGAATCGTAAAGCGCGACCAGCGCGTCGTAGTTCCCGGCTTTTACAAGGGACCGGGCTTCGTTGAGGTCGGGCAGGCTGTTTCGGAAGAGGTTTTGTAACTGAACAATTCTTCCCGCGAAACGTCCCGACCTGTTCGCCCCATAGAACTGGAACATTCCCCGGCAGCGTCCGTCGCTGCAGGCGGCCGTCGCCATTGCCTGATATTTTTTCACCGCCGACATAGCGAGTTCCTGACGGAGCAGGAGAACACTGCGCATGGGTTCTTCAATGCCGTCCAGCTGGGCGGCGATCTCTTTCTTCCCCAGGGAATCCAGCTCCACACCGTTTTCACGGAGCCACTGCTGCATCTGCTGCACAGATTGCGGATTGGCAAGGCTCGTGATTTCCCGCATCTCCTTTTTCAGGTTCCGCTTGGACTTGGCGTCGAGTGCGATCGCGCTCCTGACCATGGGAAGGTCGACAAGGATGCCCCGGTCGTTGATTGCCTGATCCATCCAGTATTCCTCCCAGACCTGTTCCGGGACAGGATGGGCGGATAGTTTCTCGGCAATGCTCATCTCCACTTCCACATCGCGTTTGTTGTACTGCTTGAACAGCTCCCACTTCTCCGGGTCATGGGATGGCAGGTTCCGTTTTCCGTAATCATTCTTTGATGTGGGACGGTACGGTTTGCAGAAGTAGGTGATGAGGTTCTTTCCCTCGTCCATCTTCTGTTCTTCCAGATGCAGGGCTTCCCCGGCGCCTTTCAGGTTCATGGGGAAACCCATATACCCCGCCCAGACCATATCGCAGCGCCAGCCACGGGGATTGAGGAAGCACCCCTTTTTGAGTCGTCCCATATCCCACAGGTACCGGGAAAGACAAACCCTTTCAAACTGGGCGTTGAATGCCCACTTGGTAATGGAATTGTCCTGCAGGGCTGTAAGTATTTCCTCCGGGATGGTGTCGCCGCATTTCAGGTCGTAGACCGTAACCGGTCCGTCATCAACGGAAACACCAAACAGCAGCACCTCAAAAGACGGATCTTCCGCATAACGGTACACACCCGTCTTCGGAAGATCCGCCGCTGAGAATGTCTCAATATCGATCTTCAAAAACTCCAATAGCAGCCTCCTGTCTTATGCGTTGATCTCCTTCCATCTTGACGGTTCCATGGTAGCGACGCTCCACCCGATCCCTTCGAGGGCCGTCGCCCGGTCGTAGCTGTCGACATCCTGGGAATAGCGGGTCACTGCATTGGAAAGGCCGTACAGGGAAAGGTCCCCTCCTTCGATCAGGTAACGGAGGACCCCGTCCTGTTCCGGGTCATTCAGCCCGTATTCCTTCCCGGTCAGCTCCACGACCTCCGTCACCTTTCCGGTGATCTTCGCCCCGGCCGCCTGTTCCAGCTTCCCGATGATCATCTGCTGTTTCACTTCATCGAAGGTGGCGCTCACGACATCGCGGAGCTTGAGCATGAAAGCCTTATCCTCCGCTTCAAGGGTCTCATCCGAATAAACAGCAAAATCATCCATGCCTTTCACAGCGCGTCCGACATGGGTTTTGCGTTCCCCGAGGGAGTTTACGATCAGGCCGTTCGTACAGCGGAGGGTGTATACGAGGGGCTGGACGGATACCGCGCCAAGGCCCACCTCAGAGTTTGAAACCACCACACCGAACTGAACCGCATCCCCGACACAGACTGCTTCCCGCCTGGTATCGACCACCTTGACATACAGCTTATGCTCGGTGACCTCCGCGCTCATGACCTGCATGCCGGGGACCCCGGCGAAGAGCGGAAGCACCGCGGAGGCGACTTCCAGGTTATCGATCCGGCGGTAGCGGTCGGAAAGCAAAGCGCGGGCCGTCCCGTCCATGGTGCGGAGCATGTAGTTTGTGTCCTTTCCGTCAAACCATGCGTTGACATTCTGGGCCAGCAGGTCCGGCTTTTCCCGCTGCATGAGATCATAATATTTCGCCGGGATGGAGAGGGCGGCGCCCATCTGCCGATGGAGCAGGTCCGTCGTACCGAAGGACTGTCCGCCCATGTCCAGCGTGCGGCCATCCGGCCGGAGGGACAAAGAAAAAGAGGGGCTGATATAGTCCCTCTTCGCTTCCTGCTGGCGCTGAAGTTCAATAAGAACGTCCCTTAAATCTCTTCCTGCTTTCATCAGTCTTCCTCCTCGATCATGTGGATCGTCAGCCGGTTCAGCTTCAGCGTGCCCTTTGCGCCGCCATGGTTATAGATGGCGGCAATGGCAAATGCGAACTGATATCCCACAGGCATGTTGACATGCTTGGAAGCTTCCCTCTGGATTTCAATCCGCGATGCCGCGGACAGCTTATGCAGGAAACGCTCCCGGTTGACCTTCCCGGCATAGGTCTTATAGAAAATCGACATCCCGCTGAGCATGTTCTGGCTGACGAACCAGGGATCGCCGTTCCAGGTATCCTTGATCAGATTCAGCATGCCCATGTACATTTCTTCCCCGAGGGACTGGTAGACCGCATGGGCCTTGCAGACCGCCGCGATGGTGTCCTTCTTATTGTTCCTCTCGCCGGGGGCGATCTCAAAACCGCAGCTGCGGGTAACTTCGAGGAAATGGACGGTCGGCACATCCCCCGCCTGCTCCAGGGCGCGCAGCTTATACGGCATGCCCACACGGGCGGAGTTGCCCGTCTGCATGGCGAAGAGTTTCGCCTCCCTCTCATAGGTCAGTCCCTTGTACAGCTTGCAGACCACCGGGAAGTGCTCCTTCCCGTTCACGATGCGAAGCGCCTCAAGGGTGTGGGAGCCATCGAAAACATAGTAGTGCCCATCGCGGAAAGAAACCTTGAGGATATTCACAAGGTCGGCATCAAACTCGTCTACGATCTCCCGTACACGATTCATGTTCACCGGACGCTGATAGGAAAAATCCCGCTCAAGAATAGCGGCGTCCAGGGTTTCCATGCTCGTCATCATTTCATTCGTCTCCTTTTTCACATTATTGGCATTCTGGCGGTTCCGTCTCCTGCTACGCCTGCTCATCTGTTATTCCTCCCGGCCGATGGCCTTATCCATGTCGTTATAGAAATCCTTCAGTTTGGTATGGAGTGATGCGATCAGTTCTTCCGTGGAGTTTTCTGGGGTCAGCTTATCCAGCAATTCCTCCATATCTTCCCGCCAGTCTTCGAGAAGCGCGCTAAACCCGTTCGTTATTTCGTCCGGTGTGGCGTCCCTCTGAACCGGCTCAAACGGCATGGAACCTTCAAGATAAGCAGCCACAACCGGCGGCCTGTCGTCCTGTTCTTCCTTCTCTTCCTTTGCTTTGGGGGGATCTTCCTTCTTTTTCAGCTGTTTATAGGCGGTATGGATTTTCATTTCTCCGCGGCGGAGCTTCTCAAGGGTCTCCTCATCCGCTTCCACAATGATGAGCTTGACCTTGTCAAGCGTTCCGTGGGATACACCCGCCATTTCAGCGAGGGTCGATCTTGTATCATACCGTTTTGCCAAAATTGGCGAAACGGCGTTCTGGGCTAAACCGGCCACCTGTGCAACATGCGCCTCTGCTTTCAATTCATCTTCCAGAGGGAGCACCATCTCGCACCGCTGGAAGTCTTTCAGGTTGCGGCGGCCGAGCTGGTTTTTTATGATCCAGAGCTTGGCTTCCGTCTTGTCGGCAAAGTCCATCTGTTCGATTCCGAACGGAATGCCCGCCTCCTTGCAGATCCGGTAACGGTTGTGGCCGTCAACGATGACGCCATCCCAAACAATCAGAGGGAACTTGCAGCCGTGCTCCAGGATATCCGCTTTGAGGATCGACAGCTCGTTCTCAGCCAGGGGCGGCGCGACCCGCTCCAGCTCCGGGTCAACCGTGAGATCATATAGTTTCTTATCCATATTTACCTCTTTTCTAAAATCTCGGATATGTTAGTCAGAATGCTGATAATCGCTTCTTTGTCCATATCCTTCGTGCTCAGATCCTCTATCAGGGCTTTCACCAGATAGGCTGCATCTTCAAGGCTCTGCGCCGGTTCCATCGGCACACGCTGCTTCTTTGTCAGCTTTGTATAGGCAAAGTGAACTGATATCTCGCCGGCCCGAAGCCTGCGCTTTGTCTCCTCATCGCCGATTTCAAGAATCGTTTTCACCTTGTCCAGGGTTCCTGTTGAAATGCCCGCCATATCAGCCAGTATCTCCCTGGTTCTTTTATTTTGGCCTGATTTCATACCGGTACTCCTGAACTTGCTGATAGCCTCCACCCTCCGCTTTTCCGCCTCCGCACGCAGCTCCGCCTCAAACGGCATAACCATCTCGCACTTCTGGAAGGGAGTCAGGTTGCGTCTGCCAAGGTGGTACTTGATGATCCACGCCTTCACTTCACTCCTGCTGCCGAAATCTATCTGTTTTATGGCAAAGGGAATGCCATATTCATGGCAGATGCGGTAACGGGCATGCCCATCAACAAGGACGCCGCCCCAGACGATCAGAGGGGTCACACATCCGTTTGCGAGAAGATCTTCCTTCAGCATCTCCAACTCGCAACACTTCAGCTGCGGAGCAACCTTCTCCAGGTCCGGATCTATCTTCAATTCATAGACCTGTTTTTCCATAATTCATGCGCTCCTTTTCAATCATCTTCTTTATGATTTCCAGATCCCCGATAACCTGCTTCCGCTTTACCGGGTTCCGGCGCATCAGCCTGTCGGCGTCCGATAGGACGTCTTCGATTCCGTCCAGGACGGACTGGTAATGCTCCAGCAGAGTATCGGTCTTCTCACTCTCCGGCAGGTTCTCCCAGGGATCTTCATCGGTCAGATAGTCCTCAAGATACTGGCGGACTTCCGTACCCAGATATTCCTCGACAGTATCCAGCACATCGAACACGCCCATCGGCGTGATCATGTTTCCGTCCAATAATTCAAGCGTCATCTCCTTCACCTCCATGTACCCGGAAAAGAGGAGGATCGCTCCTCCTCCCTCCCGGAAACCCCTGTCAGCTCAGGAAATCATCCTCTTCATCGTCGGCGAAGTCATCCTCCGCACGGCTGTGACCGCCCAACGGGGTGCCATCCTTGATCTTCTGCAGGTTGTTGAGGGAGCACGCGATGCCCTTGTTGCCGTTCGTATTGAAGGCATAGAAGGAAATCGACGCGCGCCCGAAACAGCCGCTGTAGACTTCACGGCGTTCGATGATCGGCTGACGGTCCGCGTCCACGATACCGGGAGCCTGGGTGTTGTTGGCGTTCAGGAACATATAGCCCGCATACGTCGGATCGTCCGGGAAGCTCTTGTCGCCATCGCGGAGCGGGGTCTTGAGGACATCCAGCGGAGGCACGGACTTCCCGTTGCCTTTCAGCTTTGCGGTTCCGTCCTCATAGGCGGCTTTGATCGCCTTTTCGATCTTTGCCAGCGTTTCCTTGTCCGTCTTGGGAATGCGCAGCTGGACGCTGAACTTGGGCGTCGAGCCGTTGATGGACTTCGGTTCCCAGGCGTTCACATAGGACCACAGGGTCTCGGGGCCGGTGATCACTTTCATCGGGTTCTTGTTTGACATCTTAGTTTTCCTCCTTAAAATCTGTCATGGCAGTATTGATTTCCTCGCGCTTGTCACTGCGGCTCACAAGCGTCGGTTTGCCCTCGGGCTTGATGACCAGCGGCCCGAGAAGCTCTTCAAATTGTTTCTTTCCGAGCATCTTCTGCATCTCCGTGAGGTTCAGCAGCTTCCGCTCATACGGGTCATAGCCCGCGGCCTTCACAGCTGCGGCGACTTTGTCCTCATCAGCGTATTTCCGGACGCTCCGTCCTTCGACGACCTTCCAGTCATCCCAGGCATAGCCCGCCAGCGCACGCTGCAGCGCGTACTCCCGGACATCGTTTGCCCAGGCGGTAAGCGCATCGACCTTCCCAAGGATGATGTTGATCTCGTCGTCTTCCAGGCTGTCCGGCCGGACAAAGTCATATCTGGCGAGCATCATGTTTTCCTCGGCCCGCTTCCGGCAGACGGCTTTGGCCCTGCAGAACCGGCACCACGGTCCGCAGGCAAAGTCGCCTTCCCCATGGAGCGCCATCTCGGCGGCGGGGCGCAGATCGTTTTCCGCCCAATTTAAAAGAGCCTCGGTTGTGAGGCTCCACTGGGAGAAGTTATTGATCCGCGGCTGGTAGATGACCAGGGTGATCTTTTGAATGTCATAGAGCGGACTAAAGGCAAGGTACGCGCCTAATGCGTAACATTTCAGCTGCGCGTTGTCTTCCGCGCTGACCTCCACGCCCCGGCCGTGCTTGTAATCCACGATGAACATCTCGCCGTTCCCGATCAGGACAGCGTCGCTCGTGCCGAATGCGCCGTCGGCGTACTCTTCAATGGAAACGCGCTGCTCAATGGAGATAATGGCGTCCGGGCAGTCCCTCTGCAGGGTGTGGAAGATCTCCAGCACCGCGTCCCGGTACCCTTCTGCGCATTCCTGCATCTCATCGGTGTAATAATGAAGTCCCGGCCTCGGGTCTTCGCAGGGGATACCCAGCGCCTCCTTTAAAAAAAACTCGCCAAGGGAGTGCGCTTCCGTGCCCTCCCTGCTGTAGTCGGAGGAGGTATCCTCCGCTCCGGCCTCCTCACCGAGGATCAGTGATGGAGGGCAATGGATGTACCTGTCCGCCGCTGAAGGTGAGAACCTTGCGTGCGTATCAGGCATTCTGTACCTCCCGGGCCTTCTCCATCAAAGCCCCATACTGTCCGGGATCAACGTCGGAGAGCCTCGACGCGCCGAATTCACTCAGGAGCGCCTTCATCTCGGAGGTCTTGCCCGCCCTGCTGATCTCCGCAAGGACGGCGCGCACCTCTTCGAGGGTAGGTCCGGTCTCTGCGGGAGCGGTTTCCTTGGGCTCGTCCGGTGAAGACTTCTCCTCGACCTTCACCTCCCCGAACTCTTCCGCAATGGCGACAACCGCCATGGTCAGGTCTTTCAGAAGGTTGGCAGCGTCTACCAGCTTCGCCCGCATCGTCTCATTCGTCATCTCCGTCCTCCTTTTCCGCAACGCGCAGGTCGAGCTGAGTCACCAGGTGCAGCGCGGCGCGGATCACTTCTTCCGCGCAGAAGGGGCTGACGCCCGTCTGCTTGCCAACCAGATAGGCAAGCTCCTCCAGCCTGATGATGCCGCCCGGCTTGGGAAGCCCATACGCATCCGCGAATGCGTCAATCGCGTCGTTTGCCTTATCGACCTGTTCCAGAGCCGCCGTCAGCAGCTCGACTGCCTTGATTTTGTCTTTCATCCTTTACTCCTTTACTGCCTTCATGAGGCGTTCTGCTGCGGTCTCCGGTTTCTCCATGATCCGTACCGGAAGGCCGAGTTCTTTGGCATAGGAGATTTCCTTTGCCATTCCGTCGCTGACCTTACGCCCGAGCACCCAGAGCTCGCTGCACAGGGCCAGAAGCTGCATGCCCTGCCTGATGCCGGTCTCCCGTTCCGTTTCCTCGCTGAGGAACTGCGGAAAAAACAAATGCGGCGCGATGGGAATGAGTCCCCGCTCCACTGCGATACGGCATCCGGTCCGGGCCATCTCGATGTTGCGCTGGATTTCACTTGCCCTTGTCAGGGGGTCCCGGTTCTCCGGCCGGTACGGGCTGCAAATAAAAACCATCTTGTGCTGCATTGCATCTCTCCTTTCTCCCACTTCAGTGGCGTTCAATGTGAAGAACGGCTGCCAGCACCAGCAGCCGTCCCTAAGTGGAATCCTTCATCTCTGAAAACCTCCTCTCATATGTTGTCCGCTGAGAGGGGTGTTTTAGGGGTATCCCGGAAATGTTTTTTCATCAACTGCTTTTCCGGAGGAACATCCCCTCTCATATGTTGTCCGCTGGAGGGGGTGTTTTAGGGGTATGTCCGAAAAAAAGAATTTGAAAAAAAAAAGTTCTCCCGGATTTTACTCCGGGAGAGGATCTGGGAATCAGAACATTTTCTTCACTTTCTTCAAGGCCCCGTTCAGGCGGTCCCGGACCGACGTCTGGTCGACCATCAGCTTGTCCGCGATCTCCTGCTGGGTGTATCCGTACTGATAATAAAGGATGAAAACCTCGCGCTGCTTGTCGGTCATGTTCGCCAGCATCTCCCGCCGGGTCTCCTCGCGGATGAAGATGGACTCGGGGTTTTCACCGACCCGGCTGTCCCGCCAGGTGTATTCCTTTTCATACTGCTGCTCGACCGCTTCCTCGGCATCCCCGTCTCGGTCGCCGTCGTCATCGGCGCGGTAGTCCTTGCTCCCCTTGCGGCTGCCCTGGCGGCGGTTCATGGCGTTGTCTTCCACCCTGTGGTCTCCGATCACGGTCATGGCCATAAACCAGGGGAGGGTTTTCAGAAGGCCTTCCGGCAGCGTGTCCGTCTCCCGCATGTGATTCTTCTCCGAATCTTTCAGCTTGTCAAAGTGGTAGGTGAAGGATACGCAGGAGGGAATCCATACGACGGTCCGGCCGGTTTCGTTCTCGTAAACGCCGTAGCCGTTGGCGTAGACGATGCAGCCTTCGCAGGCGGCAAGCGGCTCTCCGGCTTCCTCCCGGAGCTTTTTGGAGGTGGGGGTCTTGGGCGCCTTCTCCACGGCGCCGAGTGCCTCGATGAGTTCTTTCAGGGTGGTGTTCTCAGTAATATTCATTTCATGTCCTTTCTGGCCCTTGGCCTGTATGCCAGTGGTCAGTCAGGACAGCGGATGCCGGGTTCCCCTCTCATCCCGGCGTAAAAAGGGTGCACGGGACTAAGGGTGGTTCGCATTCCTCTCATATCCCCGCTGAGGGGATTCCTGAAAGGCTATGCGAAACATCCGTGTCCTGCGTGCACCACAGGCGATGTTCGATTTTTCCTCCTCCCCGTCGGGAGAAGGGGTTCATGTGCGTCAGGTGTGGAGCCGCTGACTCGCTTTTTTCGGCTGCCTCCTTCCCAGCCCCCGGAAAATTCACATTCTTTCTCTTGTAGACAGCGCGGTTTTCCGGTATAATCATTATGGGTTTTTGTACTCTGGTTTTGGGGTTTTCCCCTTTCCCCCAGGCACAGCCATATTGTAGATCAGGGGCAGGTTGACATGCCCCCGACAGCAACTTGACTTTTTCTTACCGAAAAGACTTTTTCCCAGAAAATGACTTGACATTTACTTACCGGCACTTGACAGATACTTGCCAAGGCCAGAGAAGGTGGTCCATACATGGTTTTATGCTTTGGCACATACGCCAATATCCTGATGAAGTGCTCCCTGCCGGGCACGACGAACCGGACGATGGTTTCGACCCTCGTCGGCACCATCGATCCCGGCAACAGCTACGGGGACAAGACGAACGACACCCCAGTATCCCGGCTGATGAACTGTGAGCGGAACTTCCCCGTCATCCGGGTCGACGCTTCCGAAGGTCCTATCCGCTCAGTAGGCGGTTCGCAGACAAATATTGTCGCCCTTGCCGCGGATGTCGTTCCGTCTGAGCTGGAGCAGAAATTCGACCCGGTTATCGCGCTGCTCGACGAGGACAAAAAAACAGCCGCCATCGGCGCTATCCATCACCTCATCCGAGGAGATGAAAGCCTTGATGGCGGCCACCGGGCAATGTTTGTGAAGTGCATGGGCATGACGACGAAACAGGTCGTAGATGCCCATGAAGTGAATCTGCGTTCCTTCCTTGCCCGGATTTTCCTCTACACTGTCCTGATCAACGAGAACACCAAGGGCAGGGATACCCTCGCGGAGATCAACGGGAACGGGTTCATTGACCGTTTTCTTTCCTACGCCATCGCCTTAAGGGACCTGACGCAGAACGATGCCCTTCCCGAAGGCCGTATCCCGGACGGCGAACGGGCTTATATGCGCAAGCTGGTCGACAAGTACAACTGCCTGCCCACCATCCTCCACAAGGAAGCGTTTACGCCGTTCCGGGATTACTATGTCCCGAATGACGTCACCTGGAGGGTGAAGAAGCCGGACGACCGGTATTCCTACGAATATAAGCGCGCGACAGGCGTCACCCTCGAAAAGCTCCTGGGGATCTCCCGGTTCCTGGTCTTAAGCGGAACCGGCGGCCTTGGGAAATCCATGATGATGCGGAACCTGATCCTGTCCGGCGTGGATGAGTATGACAGCCTTGGGCTGGTCCCGCTCTTCATCACCCTGAAAGATTACAGCGCATCTTATGACAGCCTCACCGCATACATACTGGAAATGGTCTGTAACCTCTGGCCCGAGCTGGGGATGGACGACCTTAAAGCCCTTCTGGTAACGGGCAAGGCCCTGCTGCTGTTTGACGGTCTGGATGAAATCTCCTCAAAGGACCTCGCCGTCTTTACCCGGCAGCTCAACGCCTTCATTGACCGGTTTACATCGAACACCTTCATTATTTCCTCCCGTCCGTATTCCAATTTCCAGTCGTTTACGCGCTTCACCGTACTCCAGCTCCAGCCGTTCACAAAGGAGCAGGCGTTGGAACTGGTCGACCGGTTCAACTACCGCGCCGACGCGCCGAAACTGCAGGCGAAGTTCCGCAGCCTCCTGTCCACAACCCTGTACTGGTCGCACCAGGGATTCTCGGACAATCCCCTCCTGCTTTCCATCATGCTGCTGACTTTCGAGATGGATGCCGATGTGCCGACGATGAAGCACGTCTTCTACCAGGAAGCCTTCACGGTCCTGTCAAAGCGGCATGACGCATCCAAGGACGGTTATACCCGGTCACTTCGTACCGGCTGGACCGCCGCCGAATTTGAGCACTACTTTTCCTTCTTCTGCGCCGTTTCATACAGCAACAGCGATGTCTCCTTCACCTACGGCCAGATGGAGGATTACTTCCGGCAGATGGATGACAAGTATGACCTCTGGCGCACCAACGTGGATGATTTCATCTACGACGCGACGAACAACCTGTGCATCATGTATCAGGACGGGCTGAACTACGGGTTCATCCACCGTTCGTTCCAGGAATACTTCTGCGCCAGGTTCTTCCACAACCAGCTCGACGAGGAGCTTGAAAGCATCATCCCCGTCTTCGACTGCAACGACGAAACGAAGAAGGATGATACCGCCCTGCCCATGCTTTTTGATATGAAGCCGCAGGCCGTGGAAAGGTACATGATCCTTCCTTACCTCCGGACCTTTCTCGGCTGGTGTGAAAGCGATAAAGGCATCTGGACGTTCCTCGAAAACATGTATCCCGAGTATGAGGTCGGCGACGGGGACGCTTACGCGGACGATGACCTCCAGCTGCCGCATTCAAACCTGTACGCCTTCATCCTTTCCCATTACGAAGTCCCCCTTCTGAGTGTCGATCCCGACAACCTGGAAGGCATTTCCTGGGCGGAGGCTGAGACGATGGTCTACCGCGAGGATATAAAAAAGGATGTATGGAAATATGAAGTGCCTTCCAGTTACGAGGAGTACTACGGCGAACCGGAGGAAACCGGCCACATATACCGGTTTGACTGGGAGAGGATTCAGACAGCAAGCTACTACCGGGAACTGAAACGCGCCATCGAGAGTGACAGCAGTCCTTTCATGAAGGAGTACCTCGCCGTCCGGGAACTGCTTTCACAGCTGGAATCGAAAAACGCCCCAAAGCCCCGCAGTTCAAACATCTTCGACAGACTTTCATAAGCCCTGGCAGCCATCCGAAAAAGATGGCTGGCTTTTTTCATTGTCCGTATTTTGGGACACCATCTTTGCTACAATGGGAGCATGGGGATGTACCGACATAAAATCTTTACAAATTTTCTTTTGCAAGGGGCTTGACAGGAACTACTGTTCAGGTTTATACTGTGAACAGTTGTTCAGGAACTATGGTTCACGAACTACTGTTCCGCCCCAACCCACTCAAATTTTTTAAGGAGGCAGTGCAATATGAGTACCCCGGAAAAGAAACCTACTCGCAGCAGGGACTTTGACGCCGAGATCATCCTCGGGCCAGACGCCACCATCGGCGATAAGGTGAAAGCACTGAGGCTCTCCAAGAAGATGACGCTCACGGCCCTCTCCCGTGCCAGCGGACTTTCTGATCGCGCCATCCGTTATATCGAGAATAACGAACGGCAGCCGAGCATTGATGCCATCAAGAAATTGTCTGCGGCACTGGAGGTCGGAACCGACTACTTCATGGACGATGACCTCTTCCAGCAGGAACTCCACAAGGAGGATGTCCTGGCACAGGCAAAGGAAAAGTATGGCTCCCGCGGTATGGCGCAGGCCACACGCATTTATGAAGATGCGCAGGCGATCTACGCCGGCGGCCGATTGAACGAGGAAGAGCGTGACGCCTTCCGGGATATGATGATGGAGATATTCTTTGACTCCAAGGAAGAGGCGAAGAAATACACTCCAAAGAAGTATCGCCAGACTTGACCTGCCAAGTGAAAGAACTAATCAGACACAGCAGCAGGTACACCCCCGAGTAATGAAGAAAGGGAGGAGTGCCTCTTGATGGTTCCACAAGCATTACGAATGGCTGAAAGTGCCTTCAGAAAATACAAAACCCGTGACCCGTTTGAAATCATGGACGCGAAAAAGATAAAGCTCTGGAATTTTACGGACCCGGAAACGCTCCTTGGTTTCTACACGGTCATGAACCGTAAGCAGTACATCGGTCTGAACGCGGCCGCTGATGAAGTTCAGAGACTGACCGGCGCAATCCATGAGGTCGGGCATTCCCTCAACGATTACAAGGCAGCAGCCTCGGGCAGACGTTTCGATGATGATTATAGATTTTTCAGTATGTCCAACGCCCCGTCCGAATTCAACGCAAACCTGACAGGAGCGGATTTGTATATTGAAGACGACTACATCCTGGAAGCGATCAGCTACGCCGCCTACCAGCGCCTTGTCGCCTATATCAATGAGCATATCGACAGTTTTCGGACGGAACGAGCAAGAATGCGGTTTGAAGAAGAACAAATCCAGGAATTCTACGACAGCCACTCCGATTTACCTTCTTACGACCAGCTCGCCTATGACCTCGGCGTGGACGTCGGTGTCGTGAAATTCAAGTTTAAGGCTCTGTGCTATAAGGACTACGACCTGCCAAACATCCCGGAAACCAGGGCGGACTTCCTGCGGAACTGGCAAAGGGGATCTGACTGACTGGAAAGGAGGGCTCTCATGTCAGAAAAATGCTTCATTTGCTGTGACATGAAGTCCTTCTACGCCAGCTGCGAATGCGTCTACAGGGATCTCGACCCGCTGAAAGCGAATCTGCTGGTGGCGGATGAGAGCCGCTCCGATCAGACGATCTGTCTCGCTGTAAGCCCCAGTCTCAAAGCAAAAGGAGTGCCAGGGCGTCCCCGCCTCTTCGAGGCAAAACAGGCCATAGACCGCTGGGAGAAGCAGAACCGCAGCAGGCTTTCCTACCTGATCGCAGTTCCCCGGATGGCCGAGTACGAGCGTATCTCCGCACTGATCTACTCAGTGTTCCTGCGGTATGCAGCGCCCGAGGACATTCACGTCTACAGCATTGATGAATCGTTCATCGACGCTACCCCGTATCTGAACCAGTATGCTGCAGAAGCCTCGAAGCAAGGCGTGGAGCCGGCGCATGTCATGGCGATGACCATCATCCAGGATGTGCTGAAGACCACGGGGATTACGGCGACCATCGGAATCGGAACGAACATGTATCTGGCGAAAGTGGCGATGGACATTGTGGCGAAGAAAGCCCCTCCGGATAAAGACGGCGTCCGCATCGCGGAACTGAACGAGGATTCCTACTGCTACCTCCTGTGGGATCACAAGCCCCTCACCGATTTCTGGCAGATCGGCCCGGGAAAGGCCCGGAGGCTGGAGAAGGCCTATCTGTTCACGATGGGGGATGTGGCGAGGAAGAGCCAGTACGATGAAGAATGGTTCTATAAAACCTTCGGCATCGACGGCGAGATCCTGATCGACCACGCATGGGGCCGGGAGCCGGTCACGATGAGGGACATCAAGAGCTATCACACAGACAGCCATTCGCTCTCCAACGGGCAGGTGCTCCCGAAACCGTATGAGTACAAGGAAGCAAGAAACGTCTTTCTGGAAATGGTCGATGTGCTCTGCGCCGACATGTTTTCCAAGAAGCTCGTGTCCCCATCTTTCACATGGTGGGTGAGCTACGACTGGAAGTCCCTGGAGAAGAATCCCTACTACAGCGGTCCGGTATCCGTGGATTTCTACGGACGGATGCACCCGGCGCACAACAACGGGACGGTGAAAATGAGGGAACGGACAAACAGCCCGAAAGATATCGGCGCAGCCCTGGCAGCGTCCTTTGATGCGAAGACAGACCACAGCCTGCTCTTCCGCCGCCTTGGAATCTGCGCGAACAACGTGACAGCCGATGATGGCTGTTTCCAACTCGACCTTTTTACAGACTACGACGCCCTGGAACGGGAAAAGAAGATTCAGGGCGCCATGCTCGAAGTACGCTCAAAATTCGGAGCAAACGCGCTCTTCACCGGTAAGAACATGCTGGAAGGCGCGACGACATTAGGACGGAATCAACAGATAGGAGGGCATCGGGCCTGA